TCACGGCACGGCGCGCTCCTTCGCCTGCAAATCGGACGATGCCGGCGGCCGGCGCAGAAACCCGCGCGAGGCCTGCGCCGCCTCGATCTGGAGCGTGGCGATACACTGAAGGCACTCCCTCAGGGCCGCGCGCACATCCCCTCCGTGCGCGGCCAGCAATTCGTCCACATCCTCATCGTCACCGATGAAGGCGCCCCCGTCCGCGCGAACGGCCTCGCTCGGCATACTCATCTCCAACGCTGTTGCGCCTCTATCGATTCCATGAGAACAAAATAAGAACAAGCCCCATGGCGGACTATCCACCGCGCCATCCGGTTGTGGCATGGTGGCGCCGCGCGCGATGCGAGGAGGCGGGACCGTCGATGTGCAATCTCTATTCGCTGACGAAAGGCCAGCGGGCCATCGCAGAACTGGCGCGCGCCATGCGCGACACCACGGGCAACCTGCCGCCCATGCCCGGCATCTTTCCAGACTATGCCGCGCCTATCGTGCGCACGGCGCAGGACGGCGTGCGGGAACTGGTGCTCGCCCGGTGGGGCATGCCGTCGTCACAGAAGGCGCTGCTCGACGCCGCGACGAAGCGCGCGCAGAAGCTCGCGGCGAAGGGCAAGCCGGTGGAGGACTTCAAGGCGCTTCTGCGGATGGAACCGGACAGCGGCACCACGAACATCCGCAACACGAGCTCGGCCCACTGGAAGCGATGGCTCGGCCCGGCGAACCGGTGCCTGGTGCCGTTCACGTCCTTCAGCGAGTTCCACAAGGATCACGGCGGCGATGTGTGGTTCGCCCTGGGCGAGGACCGCCCCCTCGCCTTCTTCGCCGGCATCTGGGTGCAGGGCTGGACCAGCGTACGCAAAATGAAGGAGGGCGAGGTCACGGCGGACCTCTATGGCTTCCTCACGTGCGAGCCGACAGAGCCGGTCGCGAGCGTCCATCCCAAGGCCATGCCGGTGATCCTGACGGAGCCGGCGGAATGGGAGGCGTGGATGGCGGCGCCGTGGAATGAGGCGAAAGCGCTACAGCGGCCGCTCCCGGCGGGTACGTTGCCCATCGTCGCTCGCGGCCAAAAACTGGATGCTGGGACATCCGTTAGAGGCGAATAGATCGTCTGCATCCCGCGCACTGAGTCAGCGGACTGAAGGGTTGCAAACGGCGCTTCGCTGTTCCAGACTGCCGTAGCAGGAAATTGGCATCCGCCACCGGGCGCTCGAAAATATCGCGCGCTTGCCCGCCCCGCACTATGTGCCCGGCCGCCGGCCTTCTCCCCTAGGGTGAGGCTTCGGCGTGCCAAGCCTCACCTCCATGATTGAGGCTTTCCATGAACAGAACCGCCATCGATTTCCTCTTACTGCACAACGCCGTTGAAGCGTGCCCGTTTCACGATGAAGTGATGCTCGATTTGGGCGACATCGCCGCTGTCGATGATGCGATTCGTGCGGCACGCGGTGAGCTAAAGGGCACTATGCGACCTTCAGAAATCGCCGAGTTCTGCGCTGAAATTCGTGGCGCTGCTCGTGAGCTGCCTTTCGATTGCCCGAGATGCGAGCACGCCATGGGCGACTGATCTTCAGAGGTGGCGGGCTCACGCCCGCCACCTCCTGTTCATCGCGCGCCTTTCGAGCCCGCGACGAGCATCGATCAATAATCATGCCGACGATCATCATGATGCCCGCGGCAAAGACGACCTTTCGCTCAAATCTAAGACGCTTGCCGCCTGGGCTTTTTGAAACTCGGGGCCTTGATCATCCCTGGAGCCGGCTTAGCCGCCAGAGCGGAAATGATCTTATCCAAGTATGGCATAGCCGCTGGATCACGAGGCGATATGTAGTCCCCACTATGCTTAGGAAACCATAATCCTTCCACGAATTAGATGAAAATCGGAAGCATTGAGTTCGGATACGTGACGCAACGTATGCGTGCCATCAACGGTGGCACTCTCGCTCTATTCAGGAATACTCACCGCGGCACCGAAATCCCCACCTTGATGCCAGCCAGATCCTCGCGCACGCCGCCGATCTGGGAGAGCATCTCAGCGTTCGCACGCAGATCGCCGCATCACGGCTAGCCTCGGTATTGCTTTGATCAGGGATCGAGTGGATCTGACGACGGCGATGAAACGGGCGGATATTGCCCTCTACCGTGCCAAATCCGCAGGCCGCGGGCGAGCCCATCTCGACGCCGCCTTGAGTTGAGCCCCCGGCTTCCCTGATGAGGACGCGCGGAAGGAAACTGCATCTGCAGAATCCTATCCGCCCCTGCCAACCTAGCCAAACGAACGGCCCCGCCTCGTATAGGCGGGGCCGAAAACTCCAAACGTAGGCTCTATGGGGAGCCCGAACAGGCCGGCGGCCCGTCAGGTTCCTAGGTTGCCATAGATCACTTTGGACGGGCCAGTACCGGCGCCGTTGATGAAGTTCGTTCCGTTCCCACGGAGGTCGTTCAGCGCGAAGATGAAATCGTCGCAACCGGCGCCAAGCCACGCGCCATATGCGTTAGGCGCGAAGCGATCACCTCCCGATCGGAAACCCATCACGCGAAAACCCTGCGACCGGATAGAGATCCCGGCCCCAGATGGGCAGCCATCGGCCCACCCGCCCATGACGCTAAGCCCCCTCACATACTCGTCCGCATTTAGGCCGTCGGATGCACACTCTGGGAATTCCATATTAGTAAGCAGCATCTGCTGAATGCCACCAGGGCGGTAGCCTACGAGGGTAAGAGCCCCCGGCGAGGTCGCATCCTTGTTCTGTCCACACCAAACACCGTTCATAGAAGCGCTGACGATTGTGCCACCATCGGCCGCAGTAAACCGCGACCCCTTATTTGACGTCCCAAGGAAGCCATCCTTCATCCTGAAAGAGGCCACCACAGAACCGACAGGCGGCCTGACATCAATCGGGCGATCAAAACCCAGAATCTGGGTCACACCGTCAATACTGAGATCAGCAGTCGACAAGACTAGTATTCCAGTTGCAGCAAACTCGCTAGGATCCAAACTATCAACAGTGAGACGCGGATCATTTATGCGGACAGCGTAACCACCGTTTATGATCATAACGTGAGAACCTGCAATAGCTCCAAAAACGCGAGGCGAGTTTATCTCGCAGAACATAAGGTTCTCGTTTGGATTATCAGGATTCTGGCCGTCAAGCTGAAGAAATGTTCCGTGATTGATTGCCTCGACCCTCTCGCACCAGAAACGCGATGCTTGCCATCCCAAGTGAATGCATGCATTCCCCATTTCAGGCGAGCGTCCTGCCAGAGGATCTGCCATGAAGCGGAGATCAGAAATGGATCCTGCCAGTCCCCGGAAATCCATTAGGTGCCCGGTTGGAGTGTTCGTTATCCAATTGGTCGAGTTCCCAGAGCCGCGGATCCAAAGGTTGTCGTGCCCGGTGATGACGTAGGTATTGGCAGCGAATGATCCTTCAGGGACTTCGATACAGCCGCCCAGACTAGAAAGATCAGCAAGAGCGGCGAGAAATGAGTCTTGGCCAAAATCATTGGTCATTTTTCCAATAGGACTGCCAGACCGAATTCCTGCCCACTGGTCGCGCGAGATGTAATCGGTGAGTAGCCGCTTATCTTGTAGCCGGTTAATGAATGGCCGCTGAACGGTATAATTTCCGCTGCTTGGGATTTGCACTGAGAAAGCGAAGTCAGACATTGGATTCGACCTCCGGCGCGGCATGCGACCGGTCGAGACAATGAGTGCAGTTTGGTCCACTCGCAACAGGTGCACCCAAAAATAGAAGCCAAATCAATCCTCTTAGCCGGCATTGGCGCTATGCAAGGCATAGGCAGCCATCTGCGGATATGCTGCTTTGTCGGCCGGAGTGCGGACCGTACCTTCGCGCATGCCGACCGAAGTGCGCCGGCTGGCGTTACCTAGGTAATAGCGCCGCCAAGGCAGCAAGTTTACCGAGCAACCCAGCGACGAAGCCGCCGACCGCAATGGAGGCGAAGATGAACCATTTCGCGCCCCGCCCCTGTTGCAAAAGTGCATGCATTTCGTCGACCTTGGCCGACATGCTTGCCATCTGGCGGTCCATGTGCTCGATCTGTGTTTCGAGGCGGATCACGCGGTCGCGCGTGTCGATATGTTCGTCCATCACTGCGCGCCATTCCCCGAAAATGCCGCAGCCTGCGCGTCATAGAGCGCCAGAAGCCTCTTTCCGCAGCCGGACAAGCGCAGCTCGGACGCGCGGAGCTCCGCAATGAGCGCCACCACCTGCCGCTGGCTCATGGCGCCCTGCCCCGCCGGCCGGCCGGTCACCTGAGCTACGCAGGCCCGCAGACCCGCCGGCACGTCCGCCAGCGAGATGTCAGCGCGGCCAGAGGGATCGCAGGCCGTCAGCAGCATCGGCAGGCAGGCAAGCGCCGTCAGGCGTGCGAGAGGTGAGCGCATCGGCGGCATCCTTGAGCTTGGTGAGGTCGGAAACTTGGGCGGCGGCAGCGGCGCTGTCGCTCTGCAGGGCGTTGAGCTGGGCTGCCTGAACGGCGGCGGTCACCTTGGCGTCGGCCAGTTGCTGGCGCAGCGCGGCGGCTTCGCTTTGCGCCTGCCCGGCCGAGACGCCGGAGAACCAACAGCCGGCCGCGACAAGACCGGCGCCGGCCACCGTGGCGATCCGCCGATATGGCGCGACCGGAAGGAGCCCATAGAGCACCGCTCCGACGCCAGCCACAATGGAGAGCCCAGCCAGCGCTGCGGTGAACCACGACGGCAGGAAGGAGAGGAGGATGGTCACGGCTGGCCTCCCGTCTGGCTGTCCGCCGGCGGAGGTGGCGGCGGCGCATAGGGCAGCGCACTGCCGGTGCGCCACATGGCGAGCAGGTCCTGCACGGTGGCGAGGCCCGTGTAGCCGAGCACGAGCAGGCCCACGAGGATGAGCCATCCGCGCACCAGCTCGAGGTTGATGGTGGTGTCGGGATTGTCCTCGAGGACGATGAGCCGCCAAATGGCGACGCCCACCACCGAAAAGATGACAAGGCGTCGCCAGCGCCAGGAGGGCTCGCCGGAAGGGTGCGCCGCCATGTCAGGCCGCCTTCGGAGACTTGGCCGGCGCCAGCCGGGCGGCGAGCGCCGCGAGTGTGACCGGGCCGGCGATGCCATCCGCCGTCAGGTTGTTCCGGCTCTGGAAGTCGCGGATGGCCGCTGTGGTGGCCGGCCCCTGCCGCCCATCCACCTTGAGGCCGTAGCCCAAGGTATTCAGGCTCTCTTGCAGGTCGGCGATCGCATCATCGGCCGCTCCCGCCTGCCACACTTCGCCCGTCCCGAGCACCGCCCAGACCTTGTTCAGCCACGCCACCCGGTCGCTGTAGCCATTGTAACCGCCGTTGATGATACGGGTGATCTGGCGGATATCGCCCTTGTCGGCGAGCGTGTTGCACTTGCCACGCGTCCACTCGGCGAGCGCCGGCTTGAGCGCATGTTCGGGCGCGGTCACCTGCGACGGGTCGCGCTCGAAAAGGTCGCCGACGCCCGACCGCTGCCCCATCTCGCGATGCTGGCCGCGCCCGGTGGTCTGGAGCAGGCCGTTGCCGCGAAAGGTCCAGCCGTCGCCCGGCTGGGTGTTGCCCAGTGCCTTCGCCATGGACGGGTTGCCGAGGCCGTAGACCCTCTCGAAGAGGCTCGGCCCGTCGCCCGCCAGCTTGGCTGCCTCGGTAGGTCTCACGGCAGCCGAGTGGATCCCTTGGCCGAAGACCGCGAGAATCTGGGGCGCGTGATAGGCCCCGCTTTCCCGCGTAATGGTGAGCCTGCCGGTCTCATGCAGCACCTGCGCCAGCAGGTGGGCGAGCCGCAACGGCGTGGTGACACCCGCCGCCTCAAGCTGCGCGTCCCCGCCCTCAAACGCGGCAAGGTATTCGGGCCGCGCTTTGGGCGCGACCCGTCGCACGATGTCGATTGCTCGCATCGGGATGGTCTCCGGATTGTGTGAAGGGCTTTGCCATGGCGCGTCCCATGGCTGGCCGTCATCCGTCGATGAGGATTGGCCGGCTGGGCGCGATGATGCGGATGCTGCCCGTTATCACCACATTGCGTACGTCATAGAGCGTCGGCGAGACTGAGATCACGACGCACTCCAGTCATCGGGCGCGCAGTCGCGCAGGATGTTGAGCGCCGTCTGGCGCAGGGGGCAGGCCGCGCCGCCGCGCCGCGCGCCCTCGGCAATGTCGGCGCGGATCACGGTCGCATCGTCGAGGCCCGCAAGAGCCTCAAGATAGGCCGCAGCGGCGGCGGAGCGGGGCAACTTGGGGTCCACCACGCTGTCCCCCATCTCTGTGGCGGCGGCAGACGCCAGCGCACGCAGCGCGCCAACGGTGAGGCCGGCGCGCGCCAGCGGCAGAGCTTTAAGGGCGTCCATGATCAGCCTCTCAATAGATGCGGTTGCCGGTGGATACGCGGGTTGCGGATGCGGCATTGCCATCGGCAACGGCAGAGACCGTGGCGCCGCGCATCGTATTTCCCGTCACGAAATAATTATCCGCGCCAGTTGCAATCAGAGCGCAATAAGGCGTCCTGGATGGCAGTCCACCTGCCTGGAACCACCCGCCGTGCCCCATTTGGCACCCCTCGATTACCACGCCGCCTGTCATGGTCGGGTTGAGCCGCGCCGTAGCCGTGGCAGCGTACCAAGCCTGCAACCCTTTCACATTGAGATTCTTGCCCCCATAGAGATCAAGATCAAGCAAGTTGTTGACAAAAAGGCCGCCGTTTACATACAGCCCATTGAGCAATGTCGACGCTTCCGTGGCGATGCCGGCGCCGTTATTGCTTCCCGCCTGTGCCGCAGTCATGTTTATTTCCGCCATCGGGCCGGTCCCTCGGAAAATGTAGCCATGTGACGCGCCACTATCAGCAAGTACGTCCGTCAGCCACACGCCCTGCACACCAATGCCGGTAGCAGAAAAATCCCATGCAACATCAGTAGCCTGATAGCTTTCATGCTTGCTGATGTAGACGCCGGATGCCCTCATGAATAGGGCGGCGGACTGGCAGCTATAGCTCCCGCCACCATCAACATAAACACCGTTTGCAAAGTATGGCTGAGCCAGCCCAAAAACCATACTTCTGCCAGTCAAGTAATAGTAAGTCGACGCATTAAGCCGGCATATTGCTTGCCCTCCCGCATTTTCAATTTGCACACCATGATATCCACGCCAATGCTCTACGTAGATATCTACCTGTGCCGCATTGTTTACAAGTATATTTGCCCCACTTGCGGGGGATCCTTGATTGTCAATCGTGAACTCATGAAGCGAAAAGTGCGTATACGGCGCAAGAGAGCTGCCCAATACGATCGGGAACCCGGAAGATATATTAGTCACAACCCGGCTTCCGCCGGAATATGTGCTTGACTGCGGACCCGCAAACCCCGAACCGACAATGGACGTTTTATTGCGCGCAGCATTGGTTAGTTGCAAAGATGACCCAAGATAAGTCCCCCCAGTCGGGCCGGGCTTGCAGGTGGGCAGCTCAATGATCTTGCCCGCACCATCAGCATCAATCCGTGCGAGCGCCGCCGCCCAAGCCGCGGTGTCAACGGTGGGGTTGACCTCTCCGGTAGCTCCGAATTCGGTGAGCTTGATGCGGCGCGGCGGGACAGAGATGTAGGCGCGGAGCCCCACCGCGATCAGCTCTTTGCCAGCGTCTGCATCAACCGGGACAGGCACGAGCGACCCGGCCGCAATGCTCTTCGTGTCGAGCGCCCACCATCCGCCGTTGGCGCTGTCGGTGACGCCCGTCGAGAGGTAACGGTCCGCGGATCGATGCTTGGGGCCATCCACCGGCTCGGCATCCACGCGCACGCGGATGTGGCCGGGGCCACCGTCCGCATCCGTCGCGTCAAGGATGGTCACCACCTTGACCGTGGGCAGCAGGTCGGCCGCAGCCGCATCGCTCACCGTCTTGAAGGGCAGATGGCCGCCGGCGCCCACGATGCCCTGCACGGCGCGCTGGCGATTGTCTCCGCCCTCCTCCGCCACGGGCAACAGCGTGTCATAGCTCGCCGCGCCGCTGGCCGCCGTCAGGCTGGAGATCAGCATCTCCGGCCCCTGCGGGCCGCGCACGTCCACCGCGTCGCCGATGGCGCTCACGAGGCCGGTGGCACCCACATAGGAACCGGTGGCCGGCTTGGCGCCCTCGCCGCCCGCCCAGTCCACCACCTGGTGCACGCGGCGGGCGCCGTCATTCTTGGCGGCGAGGACGGGCAGCCAGCCGCGATCGCCCTTGATCAGGCCATTGTCCGGCCAGCCGCCGGCACCCTTGGGGCCATAGAGCTTCTTGGCCACCGTATCGATGAAGAAGTCTCCGATACGGCCATCGGTCACCAGCGGCGCGCGGGCCTTCGCAAGCGTGGTGCGGCCATCGACACCCTGGCGGGGCGCGGACGTGGGAACGGGATTGGCAAGCGCGCGCGCCATGGTCAGGGCTCCACAGTGATGCCGGGGGTGATGACAAGGGTGTGCCGCTCGCCGCGCGACCGGATTTCGGTGGTGCGGTTGGCGTAAAGGAGATCGAATTCGAGGGTGGTGGCATCGAGCGGCGCGATGTCCGCCCAGCCCACATTGATCTCCAGGCGACGAGCCACCGGATCACTGATGACCAGCCGCCCATCATCGAGACTGAGATCCAGCAGCACGACATTGGTGCCGGGCACACGCGCCTGAAGCCAGATGTCGTAATCGTCCAGCCGCCAGCGATCCGCCGTCTCGCCCACCTGCAAGGTGGCGATCCAGTCGGTGCCTGCGGCGACTTCAAAGGTCGCCATGGGGATGTCCTCGGGAAGGTGGCGGCGGCGCCGCCGAAGGTCAGAGCGTGCCGGAGGCGGCAAGGAACCAGCCGGTGCCGTCGAAGGTGAATTCCGCCCAGGTGGCCGGCATCATCGCCTTGAGCGTGGTGGCGCCATTGCGCATGTTGAGCGGATAGGCGCCGGAGCCCGTGCGCACCATGCGGAAGGTCTGCCCCTCGATGGCATCCACGGTGTTGAGCACCGCGCGCCGCGCGGCCGTGAGCGTGCCCGTGTGGCGAATGACCGTGGCGCTGGCGCCCACCGACAGCAGGATGTCGGCGTTGCTGTCGATTTCCTGATAGGCCGCCTGCCGCGCGCGCAGATCGAACGCCGCAACCTGCTCCTGAAGATCGCTCACGCCGGATTGCAGAAGGCTGATCTGCGTCTGCGCCGCCGAGAGGCCGTTGCGGAATTCGGTCACATCCGGAGACCAGTCCACAGCCGCGGTGATGTCCTCGATCTGGGCCAGCAGGGCATGCGTTGTGCCCGAGCCATAGGTCTGGATGAAGGGCCGCACATAGAGCCCGCCCGCCGGCGCCACGGCCTGCACCTGGCCATCATCGGCCACGGCGAACGTGAAGGTGTGTTCCTGCCGGCCGGACACCACGGCAATGCCCAGCAGGTCTTCCAGCACCTGCACGGACAGGGGCGCCATGGCCGCCGTGTGCCAGTGGAGCGCAAGGCGCACGCCGTCGCCATCCGGATCCGCCGTATCCACCACCCGGCGCAGTACATAGCGGGCGCGATAGACGCGGCCCGGCTCGATGCGCGTGAGCGCGATGGGCGCCACCGTGGCAGCGCCCGCCAGCACCACCACCGCGCCATCCAAGGCCGAGAGCCCATAGGCGCCCGCCCCCAGCGGCGCCACATCCTCCGGCTTGCCGGCGGTGACGGCAGTGGCGAACAGGCTCATTTCCGCAAGGCGGCCTGACCAGCCGCTGACCGGCGCCAGCAGCCGGCGCACGGCGGCATCGCCATTCTGCCGGGCCTGCACTTCGTCCGCATCCGCCTGCGTCCGCGCATCCGCCTCGGCTTCGATGGCGGCGGCGACGCTCGCCGCGTCCGCCTTGCCCGGCACGTCATTGGCCGCATCGATGGCCGCATTGATCTTGGCGCGCACGGTCGCGCCGCTGTCGCTCACGGCGACATGCCCAATGGTCATGATGTGCCCTCGATGTGTGGGGTGGTCAGTATTCGACCAGCTTCAGGGTCGGCGTTCCGGTGCTGGCGTTGTCCAGCGCAAGATCGCCGTTGCCGTCGTCGCTTGCCTGCACGCACAGGCAGACGAGGTTCACAAAGTCCACCGTGGCCCCGTTGGCGGCAGCCTCGCGCAGGGGCGGCGTGATCTTGAGCGTGTAGGCGGCGGGCTGGCTGCCGTCGTCCACCCACACCGCACTGTCCGACCACGGGCCATCGGTGATGAGCTGCTGATGGATGGAGGCGGCGGGCGTATAGGCCGTCACCTCCTTCACCCGATAGAGCCGCTGGCCGATGGTGAGATGCACGCCGGCCTCCACCGCCAGATTGGCCGCGGCGAGGCTGATGGTGGTGGCGCGGGCCGCGGCGGAAGCCGAGAGCGCGGCGGCGGGCGCGGCGCCGTTGAAGCCCTTGGCCCGGTCCTTGTCGAACACCTTGGCGAAGATGGGCTCGCCCTCGCGCAGACGGGCGATGAGCGCGCGCCAGGCGAGGCGCTGGGCGCGGTTGCGCACCGGCACCTTGTAGGAGATTTCCCAGCGGCCGGCGTCGGAATAGACCTGCTGCTCGGCGCCGGTGAAGGAGGCGCCGCCGCCGCGCGCGGCATTGCGCAGCTCCGGCGGCGAGCAGCTCGCATCCTTCAGCACGTCCGGCCACAGGATCGTCATGGCGCCACCTCGATTTCCGGCAGGATCGCCCAATCGGATTCGGTCCCGCGGGCGGTGACGCGGCGCACGCGCACGTCATAGCTGTCCGGCCCCGGCACGGTGACGGTGGCGGTGCCGGCCGCCACCGAGGCCGCATCGGCCCACCCATCCTCGGCACCGGCCGAAGGCGAATAGACGCGCCATTGCGCCTGGCTGGTATAGGCGCTTTCTTCCGCCACCGTGTCCCAGGTGACGGTGATGGTGGTGGTGCCGCTGACGCTGGAGGCAAGCCCCTCAGGCTCCGGCACGCCATAGCTGCCGCCGCCTTCCGTGACCGCGCCCATGGCATTCATCTCGGACGGATCCATGGTCCAGGTGTCCGCCGCATAGGAGCGCACCTGAAGGGAGACTGTCATGTCCGTGGGATCGAGCGTCGGCTGCTGGGTGATCTCGAATGTCCCGTCGATGCCGAGCTCGGGGATCACCAGCCGCACCACGGGCTCGCCATAGCATTGCAGGCCCACGAGGGTGGTTTTCAGCGTCAGCGTCCAGTCCGGCCGCAGGCGGCGCAGGCGCGCCTTGGCAAGGCGCTGGGCCTGCCAGGGCGAGGGGCACCATGCGAGCGGCAGGTCATCCACGTCCGAGCCGGTGGCGTCCGGCCACCAGACGGTGGGCACCTCCTGCTCCTGCCAGTCGGCATCCTCCCAGGTGATGCGGGCGGAGACGCCATCCACGCGCTCCAGCGCATCCGGCCAGCGCTCATACTGCTTTTCGAGGATGTGCTCCGCCCTGATGGTGATGGCCGGCTCGCGGTGCTTGCCGACGAACAGGCCCACCGTGCCATCCGGCTGCTCGATCAGCGTGGCGCCGGCCGTCTGCAACAGATCATCCAGCGTGCTCTTGCGCTCGGCGGCGGTCGAGTAGCGGCCCCAGGCGCGATAGCGCGGCTCGGTTCCGTCGGGCGTCGCCACGGCGGCATCACTGTCCGTGCAGGCCTGCTGCCAGAGGCTGGTGTTGATGACATCCGGATCGAGGCCCCAGCCATCGATATCAAGGCACCAGCGCAGGAGCACCGACGCGAAATTGTCGGAATAGGTCCAGGTTTCCGGGTCGGCCAGATCGTGCGCGGGGTTGCGCGGGTCCGGCACCATGGCGCCTTCTATGATCGCCGTGACGTTGGGCGCGCCGTTGGGATAGGCCTTGGCCTGCTGTTTCTCGTCCGCCTGCACGCACACCTCGGCGATGCAGGCCAGCCCGCGCAGGCGATGATCCGAGGTCCATTCTCCGGTGCCGTACAGCAGGTCAAGGGCCGGCTGGTCGGGCGAGCCGAGGCGATATTCCACCTGCACGCGCGGCGCCCACGGGCCGGCGACTGGGAAGGCCACGCCCTCGCCCGCCGGCGCATTGGCATAATCGCCCACCATGATGGCTTCAATCGCGTTGATCTTGGCGCAGGTGAGCACCTTGCCCACGCACAGCGCCACGCCCGGCGCCGCATAATAGACCGTGGCCCCGCCCGTCTTCACGCGCCCACAGTCGATAAAGCGGTTGGGCAGCGCCTGGTTGATGGTGTTGGTGGTGGGCTGGAGTGACTTCTTGCTGCGATTCAGCAGCAGGCTCGCCCCCACCGTGGCGCCGAGGGCGACCACGCCGGAGACCACCTTCGCCACCGCCGCAGCGCCCACCGTGACGCCGGCCAGTGATCCGGTGATGATGAGCGGCGTGCCGGCACCGACGCCGAGGGCGCCGAGGCCGGCCGCGATGGGGGCTGCGAGCAGGAACGCCATCAGGGCACCCGCCAGCAGATGAGCGCCGGCACGCGCGTCTCCGCAATGCCGCGCAGGGCCGGCGCGCACCACGCATGATCCATGCGGATGCAGAGGATGCCTCCAGGCATCAGGCCATCATGCATATCGACAAGCCCCACATCGCCCGGCCGCGGATCGTCCGTCTGTTGAAGGCCGGCGCGCGCGGCGCCGATGCGCACCGCATCCGCCAGCGTGGCGCAGCCGGCCGCCTGCAACAGCGCCAGCGCGTCATCGCACGTGCGATAGCGCCCACGCAGATCGGCCATGGCATCAACACCCGTGCGCAGATGCACCCAGTCCCAGGCAAAGGTGCAGCAGTCGTGCGAGCGTTCGCCCCACGCGCCCCAGCAGAAGCGCCGCGCCGCTGCCGCGCGCAGATAGGCCGCCAGTGGCGTCATTTGGGCCATACGACTTCCTTGTTCTGGAGGCCGGGGAGGAATTCGCAGCCGCGATCACCGGGGAAGCGCGCCTGCTGCGTGGTGCTCGAGAGGTACGTGGCCGGCGGGCGACCCCGCGCGGTGAAAGGCCCCTCGGCATTCACGGTGAGCGTGCGCGTCTTCGGCCCGCTGTCCGAGCCCGAGAATCCGGTCATCTTGCCCCTGCGGAGCGAGATCGGCCCATCCAGCGGCTGCCAGTCCGCATCGAAGAACTGCATGAACATCTGGAGCCGCCGGCCGATGGCGTCGCTTGCCTCTGCCAGCGCCTTGGACACGAACAGCGGCGAGACGCCGGACACGGTGACCGACATTGCCTCCGCAGCCCCATCCACCGAAGGCGTGCCCGGATTGATGGTGACCAGCTCAAACGGCAGGCCGGTCCAGGTGTGACCGCCGGAGACGATGGGACCTGTGCCGGGCCAGCAGCGCACCGGGCCGGACAGGAAGTCGAAATGGATGAGCACGCTCATGCGCACCACCCGCCCCGCCATCTGCGCGGCGATGGTCTCGGAGATATCGAGCGCCATCAGCGGCCCCGCCGTTTTGTGTCATCAGCGAACGTGGAACGAGCAATGCCCGGCGTCGCCCGCATGGCGATGGAGGCGCCGGCGGCGGCGCCCTGCTGCGCGGCGGCGGCGCTGTAGCTCTTCACATAAGCCTGGATCTTGCCGTCATCATCCACGCTCACGCCCACCTGCAACTGGCCGCCGCCCATGCGTGGCAGGGCATTGTTGGGCGTGATGGCGCCCGAGGTGCCGGGCGTGAAGAGCTCCGGCCCTTTCTCGCCCACGATATAGCTGCGCCCGTTGGCGACAGGGCCGCCGCCAGCCCGGAAGCCGCCGAAGATCATGCCCAGCAGGCCGCCCATGCTGTTGCTGGTGGCGACCGAACCGCCGAAGAGGCCGGCGAGCGGCCCCTGCCCCAGCAGTGTAGCCTTGAGGATCATCTGTGTGATGAGGCTCAAACCATCCTTCAGCACATCGTTGAACGACTTGGTGCCCTCGATCAGCCCCTGGATGCTGCTGACGCCGAGATCGCCGAATTCCTGCTGAAGGTCCATGAAGCGCTGCTGCTTTTCCCGCGCGTCCTCGATGGCGGCAGTGGCCGCCGCCCGGCGGGAGGCCTCCGCCTCGATGGTCGCGAGCATCTGCGGCGAGAGCGCGATCTGGTCCATCTTGGCCTGATTGAGCATCCGCAGCACTTCAATCTGCCGCGTAGCCTCGAAGGTGGAGGCGCCAATGAGCTTGGCCTCAAGCTCCAGCTCGTTCGTCTGGAGGCCGTAGCCCTTCAGCCCCTGCTGGAAGCCCTTGAACCGCTCAGCCGCTTGATCGGCCTTCTCCGCCTGTTCCCGGAATTCGGCGATACCCCGCGCCTGGCTCTTGGTGAGCTCGATACCCTTTGACTGGGCATCCTGATAAATCGCCTCCGCATCTGCCTGGAGCTTCCGCTCGCGCGCAGCCAGCCGGTAAGCCTTCGTCTGTTCGTTAATGTAGCCGGTGGTTGCAGCACCGCGCAGCGTCGGGTCCAGTTGGGCATCGTAGGCGGGCGGCGCCTTGCCCACCTGAGCATCGATCATGGACGCGGCGGAAGGGCCGACATTCTCCAGGGCCGTGCGCGCCTCGCCGGCTGCCGCACGAACGGCAGCCAGCTTGTCCAGAAGCGGCGCCAGCTTGTCCGCCAGCATCTGAAAGCGCGGATCGGAATTGGCGAGGCGGTAAAGTTCCTCCTTCGCCTTCAGGGCCTCTTCCACCGTGGTGCCGAGGCTCGCCCGGATTCTCTCCAGTTCGGCAAGACCGGCCGCGCCGTTGATGACGGAGAAGCTTTTCGAGCCCGTGTTCTGAATGCGGGTGAAGGCAGCATTGATGTCCGCCAGCACCTGCTGCATGTCCGCACTCTGCTGCGTCATGCTTTTGCTGATGGCGTTGCGCTGCTGTTCGCTCAGCTTTGCCGCCGCAGCGCCAGTCGCTGCCGCCACCTCCGCCGCCTTGCCCTTTGCCCGGTCGAGCGCCGCCGTATAGCTTGCCCAGCGCGCTTCGCTTTCCGCGGTGCGGGCAGACATGATGGCGAGCGCGACGGAAACGCCGGTGATGGCAAGGCCGACCGGACCGCCGAGCAGCGACAACGCGCCTCGAAACGCGCCGACCGCAATGGTGCCAGCCCGCGAGGCGACCGTGGTGGCGAGGATGGCCCGCTGCACGCCGTATTGGTCCGTTGCCGCGATGGTCGCGGCGGAACCAAGCGCCTGCAGCACGCCCGTGCTCTTGACGACATTGGTGACGAAGCCGACGCCAAGCGCTGTACCCACGATCAGGGCGGCGTTGCCGACCGTATCGAAATTCTTGGCAAAGGCCGTGAGGCCTTGGGAAATGCGCTGGGTGACGCCCAGCGTCTGGTCCGTCTCGCCGATGAACCTGGTGAGCGCATTGGTGAGGCGGTTCATCGCCTGCCCGACCGTATCGGTCGCCTTGGAAGCGTCCGCCTCCAGGCTGTCCATACCGCGCAGGAACGCCTGGAAGAATTCCCGCGAGGACACGGTGCCCGCGAGCACCTGCGTCCGCAGGCGATTGACAGAGCCGCCCGCACCCTCAAGACCGGAGGCCACCGTCTGGAGGATCGGCCGCGCGCCCTCCATCACGCTGTTGAATTCCTCGGCACGCACCGTGCCGGAACCCAGAAGCTGCGACAACTGGAGCAGCGCGCCGGAGGCCTCCTCAGAAGACGTACCTGCGACGCGCAGGGCCGTGGCCACGCCCTCGGTGAACTGGGCAATGTCGCTGGACGACGCACCGAGATCCTTGCCCGCCTGCGCCACCCGGCCATACAGCGTGACCAACGGCGAAAGCGCGGTGCCCTGCCGCTGCGCGATCTCATACACGCTGTTGAGGGTGCCGCTGACCTGATCTGACGCGACGCCGGAAGTGCGCAGCGCGTTCTGCGCCCTGGTCCAGGCCTCGGCATAGGCAAGGATACGATCCGTGCCCAGGGCCGCCGCGACGCCCGCCAGAGACGGCACGAGCGCACCCATGGAGCGCCCTACCGTGGAGTTGACCTTGGTGGACAAACCCTCGAAACGCTTTTCGATCTGGCGGGAGCGCGTGTTGGTGGTGTCCACGGCCTTGGCCAGGGCCTTTTCAAAGGCCGTGGTCCGCGCCTCAAGCACCGCAACCAGCCGTTCGACTTCAGTCGCCATGAGCGATCACCATCCGGCCCGGTCAAGCATCTGCTGAAACTCCCGTGGTGAAGGCGGGGCAGGCATGGCCTCCTCGCCGCCATTGGCGGTGTTCCAGCCATCCACGGCTGCGGCGAACTGCCAGAGGGAACAGGCATCCACCTCGCGCGGCGTCCACCCCATCACGGCGCCGGTGCCGTACCAGCCGGCGAAGGCGAGGACGCCGCGGCCCTCTGTCTTGGCCTCCGCCGGGTCTTTTTTCCCACCGGCTCGTCGGGCGCGCCCACCAGCGCAGCGGTGAGCACCGCATAGGCCGGAATGACGCTTTCGTTGAGCGGGCGCTCTTCCACATAGCGGCGCACCAGCGGCAAGGCCTCTGCCGGCTTGAGGCCGCCGCCGATCAGACCGAGACGGAGCGTCTCGCGCAGATCGTCCACCAGCCAGCGGCCGGCGCCGATCTCGGCCGCGAGGAAGGCCGGGCCGCAGGGCTCGGCCCCGATGCGCACGCGGGCAGCGGACACCTTCTCCTGAAGTTCCCGCAGCTCGCCGATACCCAGGCGGAACGTGTAAGTGCCATCCGCCCAATCCATCGTGATGTCGCCGTTGCGGCTCACGTGGCCGGCACCCAGGTCACTTCGCCGTTGGACGCCATCTCCACCTCGATCTGGCAAAGACCGCCAACCTCGCCGGTGACGTTGAAGGTGGAGAGGATGGAAGACATGGCGTAATGGCCGCCGCCGTTGGCGCCGGTGGCATCGAACTTGACCTGAATGTTCTTGGCCTGCGCGGAGAGAAACCACTCCCGCCAGGTCTCCAGACTCTCCATGGCCAGCGTTCCCGAACCGGTGATGCCGGCGGACAGGGCGCTGACCACGCGCTCGGTCCAGGTCGGCGCGTCGGGATCGTCGCAGTCCGGAACGTTGAATTCATTGGACGAGGCCGAGAAGTTCAACGCCTTGGTGGTGAGGCCGCAGGGCGCGGCGAACACTTCGGGGCTGGCGCCATCTCCAAGGCGGATCAGGAGCTTGGAGCCTTTCTGGGTGGTGGGCCGGGTCATCGCGTCTCTCCGTGGAAGATCAGGGGTCGGGCTGGGTGAAGGCGCGGATGGTCACCACCGCGTGGCTGCTGCGCCCGTCCGGGTCGCGCAGGAAGCGCGCGCCATCGAGGTGCAGGAGATCGAGGGCATTCCCGTCCAGCGTCAGGTCCGCATCATCGAGGGCATCCGCGATCTGGCCGGCGATGCGCTTGGCTTCGCCCTGCCCCACGTCCCGCGACCACACATGGACATCGAGATAGATCTCGCGCCCGTTCATGCAGTCGGCGCGGTTCGGCAGTTCCTGCCCTTCGCCGATGACCACGCGCGGCCATTCGTCGGAAGGCGGCACCCGGTCGAAGACCGGCGCGGCGAGCACCGCCTTGAGGGCCGCAACGACCGCCCTCTGCAGGGCAACGGAGGGCGCCGTCATCCCTGCGCCGCCTTCTTGATGGCTTTCCTGATGCCGCGCGCGATGCGCGATTTCGCGCGTTTCTTGTTTGCGCGGAAGGCGGGGAAGAAGAAGGGCTGCGCCGCCGTGCCTGGATGGTGCGTGCCCTTGAACTTGCCGCCCTGCTTGTGGGGGGCCGTGCCGTTCTCCACCCAGCCGGCATAATAGGCGTCATCGTCGCCCGCATAGGCCGTGGCATAGATGGCATCGGTGTCCGTCTTCAGCCCCTTGCGCCCGCCGCCGCGCAGCGCCTGCGTGGCACGGGTGGCCGGCGCATCTCCCGCCACCGCACCGATGGAGCGCTTGAGGCGGCCCGTGCGGCTGCGCACCAACTGCCGCGCCGTCTCGGCCACATCCTGCGCACCCTTGAGCACGTCCTCCTGCGCTTGCGCGCGGACCTCCGGCGGCATGCGCCGCATCTTGCGGGTGAGCCTGTCCGTTCCCTTGAGCGCCATGGCAAGCCTCAGGAAGCCACGCCGGACGTGGCCATGATGTCGAGATACATCCGCGCTCCCGCCGTATCGGCGGGCGGCGACGTGAGGGCGAAGATCTCGCCCGTGTGGGCATCCACCGCCTGCCAGTCGCTGCGGATGGCCCGCGACTGCGAGGACAGGCGCACCGTGATGATGACGGGCTGCGTTCCGGTGAGGCGGGCGCCGATGACGCTTTCCCCGCTCCGCAAAGCCTTGATGGCGGCGGCGACGGTGAACTGTTCTTCCCACGCCCCCTCATAGGAGCCGAGCCCGTCGCCCTCGGCGACGGCGGCCCGCTTCTCGAAGCGCAGGCGGCGATTGAGGCGACCGGCACCCATCATGCGCTTACGCCCGTTTGCACGTCATCCCGGTACGGCATAGGCTGCACGGCCATGCTCACGATCCTTGTGGCCATCATCGCGCTCATCCTTCTGGTCGGCTCCGCATTCGTGCGGCACGCGCTGCTGATCGCGGCAGGACTTGCCGCAAGCGCGCTGCTGGTGATCATGCTGGTGCCCGCCAGCAAGCCGGACGGCATCGGTCTCTCCGAAGTGCATTCCGCTTGCCTGGCGCGTCTCGGGCTGGCTGATGCATCTCCGCAGGCGGTGAGCGACACGGTGCAATCCGCTGATGCCAGCGGCACCCTGCGGCGCGCCACCATCACCGTTCTGAAACCGCCCTATGGCCCATCTGACCGTGCGTCGGTCACATGCGATGTGCGCATCAGCGACCGCGTGGAGCGTCTGGAGACGGCACGGGCCAGCGACAGCCGGCGCTAGACCCGTCTCTCGGGGCGGCGGGCGGGCACCGCACTCCCGGCTGCCAGAGCGGCCGAACCGCAAGCCCGACGCACGAAGGCGACCGCGCCCGCACGAAAGGCGAGAGCCACCCGCCCCTTCCGCTCCGGCGGCTCCCACGAGAAATCCCGCACGAAGCGAACCCACATCAGGCGTAGCGCCGGAAGTTGGTCAGCAGGTGGTCGAAGACGGTCTGTCCCTCGATCAGCACCGGCTCCCGCTGTTCGAACTGCTGGGAGAGGAAAAGCAGGATGGCGTGGCGCACGGGCTTGGGGCATGGCTCTTCACCCTCGGCGCCGAAGCCGGCGGTGAGCGTCACCGTGATGCGCGAACCGGCCCGGATGGCGGGCCACGTGACGCCGAAGGCGGGCACGATGGCGGCTTCCAGCCCATCGATGCGCAGTTCCCAGGCAGACCCATCAAGCGTCTGGGTGTTACCGTCCGCATCCACATAGGTGATGGCGGAGACGCTGGAGACAGGCCCCACCGGAAGGCGGGCGAGATCCCGCCAGCAGTCGCAGGAAGCGGTCAGCCCGCGCGAGATGAAGAGCACGCCGCAATAGGCCTCCACATGCTCGCGCGCAGTGGTGATGAGGTCGCCCAGCTTGTCGTCGAAGGCCGCATCATCCTCGAGGATGTTGCATTGGCCCTTCGCCTTTTCGAGCGTCACCGGCTCGGCAAGGGCATCCTGCGACGTGCGGCGCGGTGTGGCCCACATCAGGCGTCGGCGCCCTTCGCCCTGGACTTGGAGGACTTCGGAGCGGGCTCCGCCTCGCCTTCGGCATCCGCCGGGGCGTCGCCTTCGGCGGCTGCATCGGCGACCTCAGTGGTGAGTACCTCAGTCGTGGCGGCAGGCGCCACATCGGCCGCCGCCTCATCGGCAGCATCGGACGGCGTGTCGCCCGTGGCACCGGCATCGGAGCCCTCGGAGGCAGACACCTCAGTCGGCGCAGCGGGCTCCAGAGAGACCGCATAGCCGGCGGCGATGAGGCGGGCGCACTCATTGGGCGAAAAGCGCTCGGTCTCATCATTCCGCGACAGCGCAAAATCGGAGCCGGCAATGCTGACGAGCATGCGGATCTTCATGGGAAGCCACTCCTGATCTTGGTGGGAACGGGCGCCATGTGAGGCGCCCGCCATTGAGCGCGAAGCGTCAGGACGCGGCGGTGATGAGATGCTTCATGGCAGCGCTGTTCGCCAGCTCGCCATCGAAGCGGATGAGGCCGGCGATGCCGAGATCCGGCCAGAAGCGCTCGCGCAGCACGCCGATGACGGGCGAGCCCACCTTGCGCACCCAGTACTTCTTGAAGTCGCCGAAGAGCACCACCTTCTTGGCGGCGGCCAGCGTGTCCATGTCCTGGTTGATGAAATAGCGGCGCCCGTTGATGGTGGACGGTACGCCGGCCTGGAAATCGCCCTTGGTCCAGAGATAGTTGCCCTCGCCATCCTTCAGCTTGCGGATCGCCTTCAGGGTGGTGTCATGCAGCATGAAACCGACCGTGGGCGCGTTCCGGTAGGCCGGATCGATGGCGTGCTCGAGGTCGATCAGTTCATCAGCCGTGATCGCCGTGGCCGAGGCCGCGGTGACGCCGAGGGCAGAGGCGGTGACGATGCCGTTGGGTGCGGACGAACCGGTGCCAACCGTGAGCTGGCGGTTGGCGATGCGACCCAGGCGTTCGCCGAGAAGCGTGCCGAGCAGGGCCTCCATTGCAAAGATGGAGTCCATGCTCAGCTCCCACGACCACTTCACGAATTCCGTGTCGAAGGAATAGGCGTCCAGGCTCTTCTGGCCGAAGGTCACGTCCTCCGAGCCGTCGTCCGTGAGGGCTGCACCCTCGGTGTGAGCGCCGCCGGACTTGGACGTGTCATCGATGGTCGGGAGCTTGGTGGGGTTGCCGCTGGCGGTCGGAAACTCCTGCGTGATCGTGCCGTCATACATGGGGCCGGTGGCCTTCATGCTGATCTCGATCTGGTTGAGCAGATCGGTGGGCACGGTATAGCCGCCGGCGGAGTTGGTGCCCGCCGTCTGGGTGCGGAACTCGGCGACGCCCTTGCGCAGGATCTGCCGCTCTTCCTCCGACAGGCTCGACGGCTCGGCGCCGCAGACCACCTTGGCGAACACGTCGCGATAGGAGACCTCCTTGCCGCCGCCATCGGTGGCGGAGCCGGTGCCGTCCGGCGGGATCGGCCGGCGGCTGGCGCGCTGTTCTTCCTCGCGCTCCGTGGCGCGCTTCTGGAGCGCATCCAGCTTCTCCTGACGCGCGATCAGGGCCTCGATCTTGTCGTGCTCGGCCATGGCGGCATCGTGCTGGGTTTCCAGCTCCTTCGCGCGGGCCTCATCGGTGGTCTTGCCGATCTGGTCGAGACGCTCGCGGGCCTCGGAAATGATGACGTTCTGGCGCTCGCGCAGTTCGCTGATGGTGGGCATGGGGATATCCTTGATACGGGCCTCGCCGATGCGAGGCCGATGGCAGGGATTGGGCGGAGGCGAGCGCCTACGCTTTACTCCGGACGGCGAGGTCCAGGTGGGCTTTCATGCGCAGCCTGCGGGCGGCGGCGCTGAAGTTCTGGCGGCGCTGTTCCTTGCGCCGGCCTTCCAGCGAGCGGAGCGCCACGGACGTATCCGCGTAGGCCGGGAACGAGACGATGGAGACTTCCAGCAGATCCACCTTCTGGATCGTCCGCTTGGGGATGTTCCCCGTTTCGTCCCACGTCTCCTTGGTGACCATGAAGCCGAAGCTCATGCCGGTAATGTCGCCACGCTCCAGCAACGTCGCCACATCCCGGCCGTCGCCGGTATCCGGCAGGTCTATCTCCACGGCCAGGCCGATGGCGTCCTGCCCGAGGCGCAGTGTTCCGGAGGTGGTGCGACCAAGCAGCCGAGCCGAATTATGATCGAACAGAGCGCGGACATCGCCGCCGGCCACCGCATCATCGAAGGCACCGGGCGCCACTTCCTCGATGAACCAGTCGCCGATCTGGGTGGGCGAATTGAAAACTGCGGCATAGCCCACGGCGGTGCGCCCGGTGGAAGCGGCCCGCACTTCCATCGGCCGCGAGAGCGTGCGTTTTTCCAGGCTCATTGGGGCGCTCCATCGGCCGGCGCTGCCTGCGGATCGGCGGGTGTCGGGTCGGTGGCATTGGGATTGGCGGGCGGCGCTGCATTCTGCGCTTCCAGCGGAACGGTAGCGCCCTGCATGTAGAGGCGGTTTCCGCCGGGTGCCGGCGGCCGGTTGTCGAGGGCGCGCGCTTCGTCGGGCATGAGCAGCGCGCTATTCACGGCACGGGCCAGCGCGTCCATGCGTGCCAAGAGGTCGCCGCGCATCAGGCCGTCAAGCGAATGTTCCACATAGGTGGCGTTGCGCGTCGGGCCGAAGGCCTTCAGGTTGATTTCGTCCTCGAGTGCCTTCGCCCGAGGCGAGATCACATGCTTCGACAGCTGCAGGTCCTGCTGCTCAGTGTTCGTGAAGGTGCCGCGCGACAAGTCCATGAGGAATACCGGCGGCAAGCCCCAGACGCGGGCGATCTCCTGAATCTGGAAAAGCCGGCCTTCAACCATCTGCCCCTTGGCTGGATCAAAGCCCACCTGCTGGAGCTTGTAGCCGGGCGGAATGGTGAAGATGCCGGAACCACTCTCCTTGGCCGCCGTGATCGACGTGCGCACATCGCTCATGGCCCGCTTCATGGCCTCGGCGCCCGCCGGCATCGGACCTTCCATCGACAGCGGTGGCACCCCGCCGCCAGCAAAAAAATTGCTGCCGTAATCGCCCATAGCCAGCGCCTGCTGGATGGCCTTGGCGCCCATCGCGATGGGCGAGCGCGACTGCAGCTGATCGTCCTTCAGCATGAAGGGGATGTCGATCACGTCGGCAGCCGGATATGTCTTCCCGGCATAGGTGAAGAACACCTTGCCGCCCTGTCGCGTCACCAGCGTCTGGGAGGCGTCAAGCGGCCACAGCCCAAGCACCTGCCCCGCCGGCCCCTTCTCAACCCACATAAGACCCCGGCCACAGGTAAACACCTGCTGCCAGAAATAGGTACGCGCGCGGAAGCTCGACCATTCGCCATTTGGCGCTTCATTAAAGATGCGCTGGAGGCGGCCATCCTCGCGCCCAGTCTCTCCGCCGCGTCGGGATTTGTAGACATGAAGCGGCAGGTTCGCGAGCGTCTGGGACAAAAAGCTCACTGCGGCCAGAACGGCCGGCACCGTGAGCGCACTTTCCAACGTGACATGCGGCAATTGGTTGCCGCCGACGCCGAAGAAAGCGAGGAAGTTGTGCGCGCTGACCGGAACGGTGGGATTTTCCACCGAAGGGACGCCTCGCACCTCACGCCGGAAGGGCCAGAATTTCATGCGGTCACCAGGCTGAATTCCGGGTCATCCCACGGGCAGAAGGCCTGCCCCGCCGCTTCCGGATTGCGGCTCATGAGCATGGCGGCGTTGAAGCCGGCCACGAGCGGATCAATCTTGGCGCGCCCGGCGGTCTGCTTGGTGATGAGCACCGCGCCGCCGCGCACTTCGGCCTTCGCATTGCCGACGCACCAGGCCATGAGCGGCTGGGCCGCATGCACGAGCGTGCCGTCCTTCAGCTTGCGCTCCATGCCCCAGCTCGCGGGCGACAGGCCCGCGCCCTGCCGCACGGCCACAAGCATCTCATCGGGAATGCCGCGCTGTGCCAGTTCGTCCACCAGCGCGGCGACGCCGAGCGGATCGAGGCCGATGGCCGCCTGCTCCGGCAGCAGACCGGCATCGTGCACGCGCATCACCAGATCGGCCACGTCCGTCAGGTCCTGCGTGGCGCTCCGGCAGATCACCAGATCGCCGTCGTGTTCAAAGTCCATGAGGTTGGCGACGATATCCTTTCGCCGCTCCAGCACCTCGCCATGCGCCCACGCCCGGCCCCACCAGAGCCAGCGCCGCGTGCCGCGCTCGCGGCCGATGATGGCAAAGCCGAACAGGTCATCCAGCCCGCCGCCGTCGATCCCCACCGTGCAGACCTCGGACCGCTCCAGAAGCGTTTCCAGCGTCAGCGACGGATCCACCGAGGCGTCCCAGAAATCGACGCCAGCCCAACGCCCGTCGCTGGTGGTCGTGCCGATCTCCACGTTAAAATGCTGCGATGCGAGCAACGCCAGCTGCGCGGCCCCTTCCCGCTCGGCCTTCAGCAGTTCGTCGGCAAGGAACGCCTCATCCACGGAGCGGCCGAGGTTCGGATTGACCATCCCCCAGGTGCGCCGATCCTTCCAGCCGCCATCGCGGGACAGATAGAGCGGCAACTCATAGAGCACCGGCAGGAGCGGCAGGTCCATCTTGCCGTCACGCACCTGCCGGGCGATGTCCAGTTCCGTCTTGAACACGCCGGAGGGCGGCGCCTTGGACTGGGTGGTGATCTGGAGCAGGAAGCCATCCGGACGGGAGGCCAGCGAACCCCGGATCTCCACGAACACCTCCGAGGCCTTGGCCTTCTGCGCGAAGACGTGGGTTTCGTCGATCAGGATGAAGGTGGCCTTGGAGCCGGTGATGACATCCGCGTCGGCGGCCTTGATGACGATGACAGCCAGCGAGCGGCGGTGCGTGATCGTCTTCTGGTGCTGCTGCAGGTGAAAGAGCTTGGAGAGATCCCGGTCCAGGCGGATGATGCCGGCGGCCTGCTTGAAGGAGATTTCCGCGATCTTCTTCGTGGGCGCGATCAACAGCAGCTCGGCTTCGGGCCGGTGGTTGAGGATCGCCGCCGTGACCATGATGGCGGCGGCGATGGAGGACTTGCCGTTCTTCTTCGGGACCAGAAGGAAGAACTCGCGGATCATCCGCCGCTTGAGCGCCACGTCATACGAGCCGAACAGGGCGCGCACGAAGTCGAACACCCACTGATCGCAGCACTCCCCATAAGTGGGATTGCCGATCACGTCCGGAACGCGCAGGCGCTTGAAGACGCGCAGCGCCTTGTCGGCTTCCTCTTCGAACAGCGGCAGATCCGGCACCAGGGAGCGCCGGTTGATGATGCGGTCCTCCCAGTCCGGGACCGCTGTCACCCAGCGGCTGCGGAACTGCCCGCTCTCGGCATGCAGGGACATGGCGCCGTCAGTTCACCGTGCTGCCGGGGAAGCGCAGGTCATCACCCCACTCGCTCCCCTCGCCTGCCGTTTCCGCCTCGAGGGCGGCGGCCTCCTTCTTCCCCAGCGGGCGCGGGGCAGGCTCCGGCATCTCACCATAGGCGCGCTGGGTCAGCATCAGGTCGCTGCGCTCCAGCATGCGGCCGAACTCCTTGAGCGCCGCGACGTTGCCCGCCTTGGCCTGCTCCCAGCACATGGCGAAGCGGGTGGCATCGAGCCGGTCGCGGGCGATGTCACGCTGCCGCAGCTCTGAAACATAATACTTGCGCAGCGTCGGCTGGGAGATGGCAAGTGCACTTGCGATCCGCTCATTGGTCCAGCCGAGCGCCAGCAAGATCATGACTCTGTTGCGCTTTTCCGGCGTCGCCTCATGCTCGGGCCGACCGGCCTTGCGCTCCCGCAGCGTGACCGGCTGGCCGAACAGGTCGAAAATCCCGTCCATGCCAAAAAAATCTCCGCGTGAGGGGGACGCCGGTCCGGGCGATGAGGGGGGTTGAGGGATGGAACCACCCCCTCCGGCCGTGGGCGGCGCGGTGGGTGAACTCGGACGGCCATCGGCCGAGGGTCAATACCAGATACCCTTGTGATGCAGGGTCGCCTGCTCTTCGGCCTGCTTGGCCGTATCGTGGCAGGTGGAGCAGAGGCACTGGAGATTGGTGCGATCCCAGAACAGGCGCTCATCACCGCGATGTGGGCGCTTGTGGTCGCAGACCAGCTTGCTGGTGTCGTCCTCGATGTGGCCGCAGCGCTGGCACTGGAAGCTGGCGTCGATCAGGACTTCCAGCCGCAGATCGCGCCAGCGCTTGAGCTTGTACCAGTTACGCCAAGGCGCGGCGGCGGTGCGGTCGCGCGCGCTTTCGGTCAGCGTGTTGTCGGCCAGCGGCGCGATGCGGTGGGAAGTGGAAGAGAGCCGAGGCGCAAGCGATTTGAGTTTCGCCACAGCGTCGCACTCAGGGTGAAACGGGACCGGCTTCGGCCGGCTGCGGTTCACGGAGTTGGTTCGGGGTCAAGCGCAAGGGGCTTAGGCGTCCGAACGCCTCGATCCATAGGGTGATTTCTCCGTCAGCGTCAATAGCCGCTATTTTGCCCATTACGTCCGCAAAGGGACCGCTATTGACCTGCGCCACATCGCCCACACGGAAGACATCAGCCGCTGGCGCAGCCTCAATCTTGGCCGAGACGTAGCCATCTTCCGCAGCCGCGCGCATCAGTCTCTGCATGATACGGGGCGGCACACTCACGATTTCCGCCCCGATTGTCATGATGGAGACAACAGACTTGGTGCGCCGCACCCGCTCAGTCGACTGGCCGAGAGCGAAATAGACGAAGATGTATGACGGGTAATAAGCCGTCTTTTCATAGCGCGCATGGCCTGCGGAAGCCTCCACTTCTTTCAGGTGCCACGGACACCAGACGCGATATCCGCGACCGGCGAGGCGCGCCTGCACATGGAATTCCTTGCCGGAGACCACTCGAACCACCGTCCATCCGATGTCGTGCCCATCGCGCATCGCACTCTCCATCCCCAGAAATCACAGGCTCATCACTCGGCAGCGTCGGCATCCGTGGCCGGGGTGCCGCGGGGCGGCGGGCGCTCCATCGGGAAGCTGCGGCCACGGCGCGGCTCGTATCGGCCGCCGCCGACGTCGATCATCTTCATGCTGCCGGTGGCGAAGGCCGCGCCTTCCTCCCGGAAGGCCGAGGCCCACTCGCGCCACGCCTCCGAGCCCTCCTCGACGAACACCCAGCGCGAGCGGTCCGCCGCGCTGCGCGCCCAGGCCACCGCCTGGCTGCGGCCATCGAGCTTGCGGGCGGGCGCCGCCCGCTGGGGCTCGGGAGCGGCCTTGAAGGAATCCCAATATCGATCCCGCAGATAGGTGGCAGGCGAGCAGACCTTGCGCTTGTGGCGCCGGCAGTGGTCCAGATAGGCCCGCAGGCCCGCCAGAGCGTTGGCACGCTCCACCGGGGTCAGCTTGGCCCAGGCCCGCGCCGCCGGCGGACGGCTGACGATGGCGGAGGGTTCCTCGCCGAAGGCCGTGAGGAAGGCATCCAGCTGGCTCCCATCCCCCTCACCCACATCTGGTTCACCCCCACCGCCCCCCACCGGGGGGTCAGGGGGGTTATTCAACTGGGGGTTAAATGGGGGTTCTTGGGGTAGCACAGTTGCTAGGGTCCCCCTCGCAAAGCTTGCGGGGGTACACCCTTGCAAATTGCCAGGGTGGGTACCCTCGCAATCTGCTAGGGTACCCACAACATCTAGTGGGTCGCCGCCCGGTGCGCGGCGCATCAGCAGGCGGAAGCGGTCCGATGTCCGCGTGCCGTTTTCCCGCCAGCGCTCCTGCCGCTCGATATAGCCCTGCTCTTCCAGCACCTGCAGCTTGCGGCGCACCGTATCGACGCTCTGCTGCGAACGCTTGGCCAGCAGCGAGAGCGCGGGATAGCACTCCCCGTTCTCGTCCGCGTAATTGGCGAGCACGAAGAGCACCAGCTGCGTGCCGGGAGAGCCGGTTTCCTGCGCTTCCACCCAGCGAAGGGCCTCGATGCTCATTCCGCCGCCTCCGCAATGCCGTCGAACAGGCTGCCAAGACTGGCCGGCACGTCGCGTGCCATGCGGGCGCGGCGGCGTTCGTCTTCGCCCATCCACTCGCTTTCGATGCGGGTGCGGGCGATGGCGGCATATTCGGGATTAAGCTCGATCAGCGCGGCGCGGCGCCCGTGGCGCAAGGCGGCAAGGGCCGTGGTGCCTGCGCCGCCGAATGGATCGAGCACCAGTCCACCATGCGGGCAGCCTGCGAGGATGCAGCGCTCCGCCAGATCCGGCGGGAAGGTGGCGAAATGCGCTTCCTTGAAGGGCCGCGTGGCGATGGGCCAGACGGCCACGGGCGCCGGCTCACAGTTGCGCAGGTTGCGGGAGCCGCGCGGCACGTCCTCTATGCCGGTGTGGTTAATGCCACCGGCATGGCGGGGTGCTGCGACATCGGAGGCGCGCACCTTCTGCGTCGCATCCCACCGTTCGTTGAAACCAGCCACCCGCCTGGACCGAGCGGGCGACGGTGAGGCTGCGGCAGTCGCGTCCTGCTTCAGCCGCTTGTCCGCGACGCTCTCGCCCTTCTGGCGCCCCTGCCGGTGGACGGACCCATGGCCGCCCGGCCCGGTGTCCCACCCATCTGGAGTCTTGTAATCGCCGGTGGACACGCGCTGCTGCCGAACCGCCTCGGCGTCGTACCAGTAGCGCTCGCTGCGCGAGAGCATGAAGATCTTCTCGTGCGCGGTCGCCGGCCGGTCGCGGATGCTCTCGGGCATGGGGTTGGGCTTGGCCCACACGATCTCGCTGCGCACCCACCACCCCGCCTCCTGCAAGGCGATGGCAAGGCGGTTCGGCACCATGCAGAGGTCTTTCGGCTTCAGCGCGCCGCCAATGGTCGAGATCGGCTTGTCCCGGAACGTCCGGTCATCGCTGCCGAGCGCCTTCACGGCGGCGGCGGAGCGGCCATTGGGCGTCGTGGCGTAGCAGTCACCATAGTTGATCCAGAGCGTACCGGAGGGCTTGAGCACCCGGCGCACCAGATCGAACACCTCCACCATCACGGCCAGATGCTCGCCAAGCGTCGGTTCCAAGCCGATCTGGCCGGACACGCCATAGTCCCGCAGGCCCCAGTAGGGCGGGCTGGTGACGACGCAATCCACGCTGTCCGGCGCCATGGCCGCCAGCGCGGCGCGCACATCGCCCAGCCAGAGCGCCACGCGCCCGTCGAGGAAGGTGGTGGGCGTGCTCATAGGACGCCTCGCAGAATCGAGAAGCGAGACCCTTGCGCTTTTCCGCGACCGGCACCAAATATGCGCGGCGCTTTTTCTTTTGCGCCCATAATATCGGAGCTTTTAGTATGAACGATACTATAATAACGACACTTATATCCGCCATCTATTTTGAACACCGCAAGGAGGATTTCCCAGAAGGCGGACTTGTAATTGACGAGCATAACCAGCCGGGCGGCCCAAACTGGTCCCTGAGTTTTGACCCCGCATGGTCTGGCTCCAAGCCGGAGTCCGCGGATTGGCGCGCGATCTGCCTGCTGGAAATCGCAGCTGCCCTGCAGATGCAACATCCGACAATCTCCTTTAGCGAGAGCGCCTGAGAGCGCATTCGAGGCGGCGGTCACTCCGCCGCCTCCCGCCGCGTGCAGCGGCGCACAGGCTCGCTGTGCTTGTGGGCCGCCCAGGTGATGGTGATGACCATGCGGCCAACCGGATCGAGCACATAACGCCAGCCGTCGATCACGATGGCGCGGGCGCGGGCCTCCATCGCCACGGCGACACTGGCGGCGATGTGCGCGCGCACGGCATCCACGGGCAGGTTGAAGGTCTCCCGCGCCACCTGCACGAGATGGGCATCAATGCGGGAGACATTGCGCCGCGCATCGTCGAAATCGATGCCGTGCACCCGCTCCAGATAGCGCACGAGCGCGTGGTCCGAGACGTGGATGGGGCGGGGCTTCATGGACGCACCCCCCGCCAACGCTTTACGGGCCGCTAGCCGCTTCCCTAAACTCGGCAGATGCGGACGGGAGGGCGAATGGGAAAAATGAGAAATTGGAGCATGCTGCCTTCTATGGCGGCGGCACTGGTGTTGGGGTGCGTTATGGGCGCATCGGCGGTGGGAACGTTCGCCGATGGCACAGTGAACACACTGTTGGCCGAACATAGAAGCGAATGGCTGGGCTTTTGGGGCGCCATCATCGGCGCCGTCATCGCCGGCATGATCACGGTCGCTGCCGCGTTGTATGCCGCAAGAGAAGCCTGGAACGCCGTCAGTGCACAGATTGAGTCTGATAAGCAGATCGCTCGATCGAACACCGATCGCATGTCTCAGATAATCACGACATATATTAACCACAACTCTGCCATCGTGAGGGTAACCAACGACAGTCTCACATCTGTGGCGGATTCTGACGATGTCACCATACTTATGGCCTGCGCCAACAGCTACTTCGCCATGATGGACGACATAAATGCCCCGACGCTTCGTGAATATATCGAAACCCGCATGGACATGATCCCCATGACACTTGTTGTTCCGATTATTTCTTTTATTAAATTTAGCAAATCTGCTGATAGAGTAGCTGACAGGATGCGTTCTAGCATCCAGAAGGATGAATTTGGCCGGCAGGCCCGAAAGATGACTGTTCTTGAATTCGGCCGCTACCACCGGAGCATGGCGGCCAGCAGGACGCGTATTATCGGACTGATGAAAGTCCACGGAAACTGAGGCAAACGACACATCTCTGGGTTGCCCAATGCCTGTGACGCTTAAGGTCATCAGCCCACCCTCCGATCGAGCATGTCCCAGAGGCGTTCCACCTCGGCGATGAGCGTCGGGCGTTCATCAAGGGACTGCTTGAGCGCCTTGGCCGCCTGGAGCACGGAGGAGCGGTCGCGATTGAAGGCCTCGGCCAGATAGGCCGAGGACACGGCGCAGAGCTTCACGGCCAGATACATGGCGATGCGGCGCGCGTGGCAGATGTCGCCATCCCGCCGATGCGAGAGGACCATCTCGGGCGCGATGCGGAAGTGGCGGCAGACGGTGGTGATCACCTCCTGCGGCGTCACCGTCAGCCCCTCCACCAGCGAGGCCACGGCCAGCCAGTCGCGGGCCGGAGCACGCTGCGCCACCATGGGCGCATCCGCCGCCATATCCAGCTTCGGTGCGGGAACGCGTATCATCGGATCCCGCATCATCCGCCGCCGCCGCTCATTCCCCGCGCGCGCCAAATCGGCGGCACTCGCCACGCCCTTGGGCAGCAGCGGGATGTCCATCTCAAGTGCTGGCATGCTCCCCTCCCCCGCTCGGGTCTGTCAGCCCACCGCTGCAGCGGCGTAGCTGTGAGATTGCAAGGCGTTGCAGTGCGCGTTTCCCGTGGAACGGCGCGGTTCGCACATCTCGTGCGGGTGGCGTCCGAGGAAGGCACAGAGCGCGAAGAGGCTGGGCACGCTCACCGCCTTGCCGCCCTCGGCCCGGCACCATGTGGAAGCCGTGACGCGCGCCAGCCGCGCCGCCGCCCGCCCGGTGAGATCGGGCCGGCCCGGCTGCATGCGCGCAAGGCGCAGGGAGAGTGCGAGAAAGCCCCATTCCATCGGCCCTCGCGCCGCCGGCACGCCCGGCAGCAGCGGGCGCGAGGTGAGCGGGTCCCAGCCCTTCACCGCGTGGGCGGCGAGGAAGACATCCGCCCGCACGGGACGGTCCGCCTTCATCGCGCTTATGAGGCGCGCGAGGCTTTCATCGGGGCCGAGGGCGAGACGGGCGCGCAGCGCCGCGCGCTCCGCATCTGTGAATGGGTGGCGCGCAAGACGCTGCGCGAGGCGAGAAGCCGCATCCATGGCTCACGCCCCCCGCCGCAGGCTGGTGATGCTGGCGCCCGTGGCCTCAGGCGCGGCCGAGCCGCCCTGCGCCACATCGGCGAGCACCGCCTCGGCTTCCGCCAGCTCGGTCTGGGCCTTCGCAAAGGTGGCCTTGAGGGCGCGCGCCTCGCGCGCATCCACCACGCCATCGGCCAGAGCCTGCGCAAGATCGGCGACAGCGGCACCCGCAGCACCCGCCACATCCGCCATGTGCTGCGGCAGGGCGGCGCGCTCGGCCACCTGCGCCTTGGGCACCAGCACATAGCCGGCCGCATCGGCCAGGATGCGGGTGAGGATGGGCTCGCCCACGTCCTGCTCCAGATCCGCCACCACATCCACGGGAATGCAGCGCGGATCGCCCCACTGGCCGTAGCGCGAGAAGGCCGCAGCCTCCACGCGCGAGACCTTGGCCGCCCGCGTGCAGCCGCCGGCAGCGGCCACCAGATCCCGCGTCGCCGCCTTCAGCGCCTCATAGATGCTCATTGTCAGGCCCTCCCTTGCGTTTTTCCGTGACGGTGCGCGCCACGAAGCGGAAGCTGCGCGCCAGATGAGCAGGTGCGCAGATGATCGGATGTCGGAAAGAGGTCGCGCCCATGGGGCAGGCCACGCGCAAAGACGGCGCGGCGGCAGGAGCGGGATGGTGTGGAAGAGGTGCGGCGCGCGCGCGATGCGCAGATGCGCAGCGGCATCCGCAGCCGGCCCCGGAGGGGGTCCGGACCGGCCGCGGCGCCGAACGGGCGCGAGCGGATAGATATCGCGCCCGGCCAGACAGACCACACACGACAAAATTCCATCGCACGCAATGCAGAAAAGATCGGATTTGGCGTGTAACAAGTGCGTTCCTGGCGCCACAGGGCAAGAAAACCCGCCACTACGCACACTTGCGTATGCTTGACCTTAAGGACGCCAGATGATCCGATTGCCCCCGCGGATAGACCACCATTCTTGGTGCGGGGACACGTATGGGGGAGCGGCACGAAGCTTTCGAGATCAGAGACATCTTCACGACAAGGCTGGCCGAGGTGCAGATCCTCGAAGGCCAGTGCGCCAGGCTCACATGGACGGTTCCGCACGGCATAAGCGGAATGGAAATGGACGCCGTGGTGGGAAACCTGATTGTTCCGGTTTCCTCCCTCGATGGCATCATCGAGGCGCTTGCCGCCGCGCGCGACGCGGCCGGTTAGGCGCTGCCCCGTTTCCCGGCGCGTGCCGGGGGCGGGACATGCCGTGACGCGGGCTGCCGGGGCGACCGGCCCGCCGATCACGGCGCCACCTCCTGCGCGGCTTGCGCGCTGCCCGCCTGCTCATCGGGAGCACCGGCCACCGGCCGCGCCACTCCCTCCGGCCACTCTGCGCCCTCCGGCCAGTTCGCCGAGAGCCAGCACATCGCCCGCTCATAATTGCGCGTCTGCAGATCACCGCCGCCGGCAATCACGCCCAGGCGCTTGCCATCGTTGAACAGCAGCGAAGAGAGGCGCGCGCGGGAGATTTTGCGCCCGCGCCGGAACGCCTCTTCAACCTGAATGAGATGGGATGTGAGCGACATGGTGCGCAAAAATGGGGGATATTTCCCCCACCGTCAAGCGCGTGAGCTTTTTTCAGCGCTCCTTGGACCCATGAGGCGCGGGTAATGTCCCGCACTATGGACCGCACCACCCTGCAACCAGACGATTTCCTGCGCCGCGTCTCCGAGCGCCTGCGCACACTCGGCATCACCGAGCGACAGGCAGGGGTGCGCGCAGGATCGCCCAGCTTGCTGCGGGTGATCCGAAATGGCCTTCAGAGAGGCACGCAGCGCGGCATCAACACCACCAGCCTGAAGCGGATTGCGGATGCGCTGGAGACGACGCCGGACTGGTTGCTGACGGGCACCGAGGAATCCACAACGCCAGCCCCACCCGGCAACCCGAAGCCGGAACGAGCAGCCACCAGCAACCTGCCGCTCGACAGCTTCAACAAGGATCTTCCGGTACTGGGCACGGCAGCCGGCTCGATCATTCAGGGCGTTTCAGGCCTCAAGCTTGGAAGAGCACCGCTCGGCTACATCCTTCGCCCGCCCCGGCTCGCCGGAATTCCCAATGCCTATGCCGTGCGGGTGACCGGCCGCTCCATGGAACCCATGCTGCGCAGCGGCGACCTGTGCATCGTGGACCCCAACGAGACGGCGATGCCCGGCGATACGGTGATCGTCCAGACGCAGCATTACGACACCGACCCCGGCCAGACCTATGTGAAGATTCTCGCCTCACGGTCCGGCGCACGCATCGCACTCAGGCAGACGAACCCTGAAGCAACGATCGAAATCCCCCGCGAGTATGTGTCATCGGTCCACCGGGTGCTGACGATGGCGGACGTTTTCGGCGATTAGAGCCGGCGTAACTCAGGTGATCTCGATCCGCTTCAGGGTCGTTATCATCAGACGGAACGCAGCGAGCTCTTCCTCCGTTGCAAGCCCATCTGCACGCGCCATGCGTGTCAGCCGCGCGGGCAGATCCAAAGGAAACGCATCAGGCTCACGCAGCGCCCGCATGGCCCGCGTGACCAGGTTTCCGGAAGGCGAAAGCCCTGTCATTTCCGAGATCAGAGCGGCAAGGGATTCGCGCGGCACATCCATGCCCAGGTGGCGCGCCGCCTCGTAAACCAGATCGGCCACGATCTCGATTTCCGCATCATGAAGGGTGCCATCCGCGCGGGCCATGGACATGAGCGCAATGCAGGCAGGACGCACGACGTCCCGCACGCGCGCGTAGTCAGCGGACGTCAGGCGCGGCACCCTCACCTCGATCTCCCGAGCGGGCTTCATGGCAATCTTGGGCACACGAAGTGAAGGCGCGCGCTCCGGACGCTTCGGCGCCTCGACCTGCTGCGCAATGACCGACAGGAACGCCACAGGATCGTCGATGAATTCACCGGTCCGGCCATTCATCAGCGACCGGATCCGATCAACCCGGAAGGCGCGCACGGCATCGCGCATGAAACAGAAAGCCAGAAGCACCAGACCGTTGGGCCGCATCTCCACGCGATAGATGTAGACCTGCCGCTCCGTCTCTTCACCATCTGACGCGATGTAGCGGAAGTGTAGGACCATGCCCGCCTGGGCAACGTCTTCCTCGATCTCGCCAACGATCATGTCGCCGGCATCATCGCCGCCATTCTGAGACACCAGTCGCCTCCCCCGAAGCGCACAGCACGGATAAGGCGCATTTAATGACGCTGGCCACCAAAGCGCGTAGCGCGATTTTTTGCTCATATTGCGCTTGACGGGGGAAATTTCCCTCACTAGCTTTCCCCTCACACCGCACCCATGAGCGGCGGGGACCACACCATGACTGTTCGCAAGCTTGCCGCGCTGGCTCTGCCAGCGTGCGGCATCGCGCTCGGCGCGCTGGCGCCGGCTGAAATCCGCATTCCCGCCGTGGTCATCGGCGGCACGCTCGCCACCTGCGGCGTGGTGTTCGTGAGCGCCTATCTCACGCTCGATCGCGCCATCTCCCGCTCCATTGCCCACACCCGCCGCCTCACCGCACAGATGCAGGCAGGCGTGCTGCCGAGGGCGACGCGATGAGCGCCCGCACGCCCGCTGCGCGCGGCCCCATCGAGAACGAGCGCAATTACGAGCGCCCGCAAGATGCTGCGGTGCGCGCCACGCTCGAGGGTCGCTGTCCCACGGCCCGCATCCTTTTGCCGGACCTTGCCCCCGCCCCGTCCGGCGAAACGGCGGAGGCGCAGCGGAGCGCCTCCGCCACCCCTTTTGACCAGTTATGTGCCCGCCTTGCGCAGGGCGGACTGGTCAGCATCCCCAAAGGGATGACGTATTTCGTCGGCGAGCGCCCGTCGCAATCGCTCTTCCCTTCCCGGCCCGCCTCCTCCCGGCGGACCCAGCCTGACGGGGAGGCCCGTGCCGGTGCCTCCCCGTCCTTTCCCGATGCCTGATGGGCACGGCCCTTCTCATCGCCGCCGGCCTCTGCGGCCTGGCGCTCGCCATCGCCCTCTTCTGCCTCGCGCGCCGCGTGGCGCAGATCATCGCCAATGACCCCTATGGGGAGGATCTGAACCTATGATCCGCAATCCCGTCCGCGCCTTCATCACCGGCCCGCTTGCCCGCGCTCTTGTGCGCGTCGCGGTCCGCCGCTCGCCGGATGTGGTCATCGGCGGGCAGGAGGCGCCCTATCTGCTGCGCTGGTGGGTCATCCCGCGCAACCGCCTGTTCAACATCTATCTGCACCGCTTCCTGCGGTCTGATGATGACCGCGCGCTGCACGATCATCCGTGGCTCAACTGCTCCATCCTGCTGCGCGGGGAATATACCGAGCACACCATCGCAGCCGGCGGCATCAACCGCCGCACCCTGCGCCGCGCGGGAGACGTGAAGCTGCGCGGCCCGAAGGCGGCGCATCGCATCGAGTTGCACGCCGGCCCGTGCTGGACGCTCTTCATCACCGGCCCGAACGTCCGGTCATGGGGCTTTCACTGCCCGCGCGGCTGGGTGCACTGGCGCGACTTCACCAACCCGGCAGACGGTGGCCGCACAGTTGGCCGCGGCTGCGGCGAAGACGACGGCGCGCCCGCCGAAGGGTGAGCCACCCATTCAGAAAGGCCAGGACATGAAGCGCGTGAGCATCCCCGAGTTTCATTCGGCGTTGAAGGCGCAGGGCGTTGCCAAGGTGCATCTGGCCTTCAAGTGCCCTCTGTGCGGCACTGTTCAGTCCGCCTCCGATTTTATTGCGGCGTTTGCCGGCAACACCTTCGACGATGTCGAAAAGTATCTCGGCTTCAGCTGCATCGGTCGGTGGACTGGTGCAGGTGCGCCTCGCAAGAAGCCCGACGGCAGGCCGTGCAACTGGACGTTGGGAGGATTCCTCAAGCTTCATCAACTTGAGGTCGTTGATGACGAGGGGCGGGCCCATCCGCGTTTTGAGGTGGCGACGCCCGAGGAGGCGCAGCAGCACGCAGCCCTCATAGAGACGGCGGGCTGAAATGCTCGCCCCCAACGCCCCCGCCGATATCGCCGACACCGGCATTGCCGCCGATGAGTTGCGGCAGTTCATCGAGCGCATCGAGCGCCTCGAGGAAGAGAAGAAGGCCATCGCGGACGACATCAAGGATGTCTATGCGGAGCTCAAGGCCAGAGGCTTCGACACCAGGGCCACGCGCACCATCGTGAAGATGCGCCGGCAGGACACGCAGGAGCGCCAGGAGCAGGAAGCCATCCTGGAACTCTATCTCCAAGCCCTCGGAATGGCGTGAGGTGTGCGATGGATCAGCGGACGCCGCCTGACGACACACCCCACCGCCTCGCGCTCTGGCGCCTGGTGAAGGTGGCGCAGGATGTCATCACGGCCGATGGGCCGGATGCCGATCTCGCCCGCAAGTGGCACGAGATGCCGGATCTTATCGAGGCCGTGGGCGCCGCCGCCAGCTTCGCCCGCACGCAGGAGCGGGGGCAGATGCGGGAGGCGTGGCCGCTTCTGGCGCAGGCCTGCAACACCACCCTGCGCCACATCTTCATGAGCACCGGCACGCTGGCCGACCGCGACACCGCCTCGCGCTGGCAGTCCATCGTCGGCGCGCTCTATCCGCTGGTCCATGCCGACTGGCAGGCCTGGCGCGATGAACGCGCTCCCAAGCTGGGAGGGGTGTGATGGGCCGAAACGCCACCCTCGCGGACCAGATCGAGCTTGCCCGCCAGCGCTTTGAAGCTTTGTCGCCTGAAGAGCAGCATGCGCACCGCGAAGCGCAGCGTCAGTCATGGGCGCGTGGCGAGACGGCGCTTGATCGGGATGAGACAGCGACCCAGCCCAGCGCGGCGCAGTCCGCGCCAGAGGCATCAGCCGCTGAAATGACCCTCGCCCCGGCCGAGGGCGGCGACGTGGCCAGCCTCATCGCCTTCGCCAAATGGGTCTTTGCGCCAGCTCATTCTTGGGCGCGGACCTGTGCGGCGGCGCCGTTCAGGACAAGGCCTGCGCGCTCGGTCTGCTGAAGGAAGAGCGCTTCGACCCGGCACGCCATGCCGGCGCGGCCATGGAAGATTTCGAGCCCGGCGACCGCATCTTCGTCTTCGCCGGCCCGCTCGCCATCAAGCCCGAGAACGGAGAGGCATCATGACGACCTTCACCGACCTGCGCACAGCGCTCATCGCGCGGCAGAAGGAATGGGTGGCGGACAGCGGCCAGGAACCGGATGTGGGATTCCGCGCCATCGAGTTCGTCGGTGAGGTGGGCGAACTGTTCAACGTCATCAAGAAGATCCTGAGAGAGGCCGGCGGCTGGCGCGGCACGCGCGCCACGCCGGAGGATCTGGCCGACGAATTCGGCGATGCCCTGATCTGCCTCTACAATCTGGCGGAGAAAATGGGCGTGGATCTCGACGCCGCCGCCATCGCCAAGTTCAACAGGACATCCGAGAAATACGGCTTCCCTCATCGGATTATGGCTGACGAACCGCCCCGCTGCTTTGCCTGCCGCGAGCCCCTCCAGCTTGGCCAGATGGTGATCCACGACATCACCGAAGGTTTGATGCATGCCACCTGCTGTGGCCCCGAGCGGGACGCCTATGTGCGCCTCGACGACGGGTCCCCGCTGGAAGATGGTGAGCCCATCCCGACTGGGCACCCTTGGTATCCCGACACACCAGAGACGCGGATTGCATATGAGGATGGGCGCGCGACCACCGCCTCCGCAGGCAGGACCGGCGCCAACGGGGAGGACTGACCCATGCCCCTCCCCTCACCTCCCACCGTTACCCCGCCCCACCCGCAGGTGATCGCGCTCGCGCGGGCCATTGCCCGCGCCATGGCAAGGGTGGATCATGCCCGCGAGGACGCGCAGGCCGGGAGTGGCGGGTGAGCATGCGGCGCGCGGGCATCTATGCCCGCTTTTCCAGCGAGATGCAGAGCGAGCGGTCCATTGAGGATCAGGTGGCGCTCTGCCGCGCCTATGCCGCCCGCCAGGGCTGGGCGATCACCGAGATTTACGCCGATTACGCCATGTCCGGCGCCAGCGTGCACGGCCGCCATGCCTTCGAGCGCATGGTGGCGGATGCCCGGCGCGGCGCGCTTGATCTCATCCTCACGGAGGATCTGGACCGGCTCTCCCGCTCCCAGGCGGACATCGCCGCCCTTTACGAGCGCATGGCCTTCGCCGGCATCGACATCTGGACGGTGGCCGATGGCCGCGTGACCGAGATGCATGTGGGGCTCAAGGGCACCATGTCCGCCCTATTCCTCCGCAACCTCGCCGCCAAGACGCATCGCGGCCTGCAGGGGCGCGTGCGCGAGGGCAAGAGCGCCGGTGGCCGCTGCTATGGCTACCGCGTCGCCGGCACGGGCGAGCGCGAGATCCACGAGGGCGAGGCAGAAACCGTCCGGCGCATCTTCGAGGAATTCGCCGCCGGCCGCTCGCCGCGCGAGATCGCGGGACGGCTCAACGCCGCCGGCATCCCCGGCCCGCGTGGCGGCCCGTGGAACGCCAGCACCATCAACGGCAGCCGCGAGCGGCTCAACGGCATCCTGCGCAACGAGCTTTATGCGGGGCGGCTCGTCTGGAATCGCCAGCGCTTCGTGAAGGACCCCGACACGGGCAAGCGCATCTCCCGCCCCAATGCGCCCGAGGCGCGGCACGTGACGGAAGTGCCCCAGCTGCGCATCGTGCCCGGCGGGCTCTGGGATGCGGTGCAGGCCCGGCTGGGCAACCGGCCGCCCCAGGCGGCACGGTCCCGCCGGCCGAAGCACCTGCTCTCTGGCCTGTGCCGCTGTGGCACCTGCGGCGGGTCGTTCGTGGTCTCGGCGCCGCGCAAGCTGGGCTGTTCCACACGGCGCGAGAAAGGCACCTGCGGCAACCGCCGGCTCATCTCGCTCAATCTGCTGGAGGACCGCATCCTCTCCGCGCTGGAGCACCACCTGCTGCATCCGGACGTGATCGAGGCGGCAGGTGCGGAATATGTGGCCGAGCGCAAGCGCCTGCGCGAAGGCGCGGCGCGCGAGGCGGCCCGCAAGGCGAAGCGGCTGGGAGAGATCGAGCGCGAGACGGCGCGCATCGTGGACACCATCGCCAAGACCGATCTGCCAGACCCCACGGCGCTGGTGGCGCGGCTCAACGAACTGACGGCCGAGGGCAAGGCCCTCAAGGCGGAAGCGGCGCCGGCACCGGAGGTGGTGGAGTTTCATCCCGGCGCGGTGCGCTGGTATCGCGATCTCGTGCGCACCCTGCGCGAGGGCCTGCAGCACCTGCCGCCCGATCAGCGGGCCGAGATCATCGACATGGCCCGCCCGCTGGTGGAGAGTGTCATCATTTATCCGAACGACGACGCTGCGGGCCGGGACCTTGAGCTCTATGGAACGCTTGCGGCCCTGCTCGGGGTTACCGAACAGGGCCGCAAAGGTATGCATAAAGTGGTTGCGGGGACAGGATTTGAACCTGTGACCTTCAGGTTATGA